TCCCTGGTAGAGAAAATCCCGAAGGATTCCATGTAGATGCAATGTATGGCGATCCGCGCGGAGCCGATCAAGCTGCTACTTTGGCCCTAGTGCTAGGTCAAGTATATTCTGAAGATGTTGACCGTGGGCAAGGATACGAAGCTGTCCGTCGTTGGCTTAAACCACAGTCGAATGGCCGACCGAAACTATTTATTGATCCTTCATGCACAGAGCTTATTCGACAGATGGAAAATCTCCATCTAAAAGAAGCTAAGGATGGCAAGAACGCACCTGAAGAACAGCATGATTACGATGATCACGGTCCCGATGCACTTAGATATTTCTTTTCTTATTACTTTGTAGAGGGATATGGTTCCCGCCTTAGTGACGTGTATTCTGCGAAGGAATTGAGCGGTGAGGGATTAACGTATTTCAAGCAAAATACACCATTCATCAGAACTCCATCTGACATTGGTTTCTAAATGAGCCTAATCGACAGATTTGTAAAAGCCGAGACTCAGACAGATTATTCGGCTTATACACAAACCGACGATCCTCGTAAAAGAGAGTCTGGTACTACTCTTTCAACTCAGGGTCAAGGCTCAATTCCTATTGACGCTAGCGCGTATAACGAACAGGGATCGTCTCGTGGAGGTCTTACAAGAGACGCTGTTCCGCAGCTTGGTAGTCTAAGCCAGGCTATTAGAACTTACAACATAATGGCAGATGCCGACCCTGCCGTAGATGTTTCATTGCGTGCAGGTAAGATGCCCATTATGGGTGCTCTATTCTTTGTAGAACCATATAACGACGAACAAGAAAATATCGACATTGCAAAGTTCGTCGAATTTAATCTTCTACATGGAACTGCGGCACCTTTCCTTCTCATCCTAGAAGATATCCTCAGAATGTATGAGTATGGTTTCTCGGTCTTTGAGAAGGTATATGAACTGCGTGAGTGGTCGCCAGATCGTAGTCGAGCTAATCGTCGCAAGTATACGATGTTGAAGAAACTTGCACCACGTCCGACTCCTACGATCAAGGCTATTAACTACGATGACAATGGTGGGCCAACTAGTATTGTCCAGAATGCTCTGCGTGCTAACAATAAGATTGAAGAGGTAGAGACTTCCATTGATAAGTTGATCATCTTCTCTTTCAATAAGAAGGGTGGGAATCTAGAAGGAAAGTCTCTGCTTCGTACTGCATATCAGCCTTGGTACTACAAGGATAATCTGCTGAAGATTGACGGAATTCAGAAGGAACGTCATGGTATGGGATTCCCTGTAGTTAAGGCACCGCCCGGAGCGAAGTCAGATGAGATTAAAGCCGCTAAGTTGCTAGTGCAGAATGTTCGCACTAATGAGTTTGGCGGAATGGTTCTACCTCCTGGCTTTGAGTTCTTCTTTGCAGAACTACCTGGGCAGCCTGTAGATGTTATGAAGTCCGTAGAACATCATAACGGAATGATCATGCTTAACGTTATGACTCAGTTCATGCTCATGGGTCTACAGGTTACAGGTGGTGGCGGTAGAGCAACTGCTGGTGCTCACCAGGATATCTTCACTAAGTCTCTTCGATATGTTGGCAATCTTGTCTGCGAGTGGATTAACTTCTACCTCGTACCACAGCTTGTTGCCTACAATTACGATACTGATAAGTTTCCTCGCTTACAGATTAAGAACATTGGTGAGACGAAAGACCTACAGCAATGGGCTGCTGGTATCGCAAATCTCATTGCTCGCAATGCCATCACTGTTGATCTAGAGTTTGAACAGTGGGTTCGCTCTATTGTGGATGCTCCTGTTAAACGTGGTGATCGTCAGACTCCTGAGAACAATCCCGGTTCTACGATAAATGAATCGAAGGGTGATGTTTCGGGAAGTGAAGATGCTGCCGATGGTGGAAATGTTGGCGCACCTACGGATGATTCTGAGTGATGCCTGTTAAACGGACAAAAGGTGGTGGCTATAAGTATGGAACAAAGGGTAAGACCTATTACGGAAAAGGAGCCAAAGCGAAAGCTGCTAGACAAGGTAGGGCTATCAAAGCTAGCCAAGCGCGTAAAGGTAAGAAATGAAAGATTACGCACGCATCGTTACTAGAATCAACTCGTCGCTCTGGCTTATGACAGAGGATGCCATTAACAATATGGTATCCATTCTAGAACGTCATATGTTTGAGGATGAAGAGGAGATTAAACGTCATGCCGCACTCTTCGCTGAAAGTGGTAATGACGATAGAGGCCCGGAAGTTATTAACGGCGTTGGACTCCTTAATATTGAAGGTCCAATCTTTCCAAAAGCAAACTTAATGACGGAGTTGAGTGGTGCAACATCACTCGAAACGTTCAGGTCCGAACTACGTGCTTTTGTTAGCGACCCTAGCGTGCATTCTATTTTGGTCAATTTTGATAGTCCTGGTGGTGTATCTGATCATGTAATGGAAGCAGCTAAGGATATTAGAGCTGCAAGAGATATTAAGCCAGTTATCACACTTGCAAATACGATGGCTGCGTCTGCTGCTCTATGGCTAGCTACGCAAGGTAACGAATTTTACATTACCGATTCCGGCTTAACAGGTTCACTCGGTGCTTATACTGTTCATCTAGATGATTCAGAAAGAGACAAGCAGAGAGGTATTAAGAAAACTGTTATTAAGGCTGGTAAATCAAAAGCCGCCGGCGAAGAACCTCTTAATGAAGATACGCGAGCTAATCTTCAGGCTTCGATTGATGATCTTTATGATAACTTCGTCAATGAAGTTGCGATCGGTCGCAATCTAGATGCTGACTACGTTAAAGCGAATTTTGGTGATGGTGGAATTGTTACACCAAGAGAAGCTTTGCGAGTAAAGATGGTCGATGGTATCAAGACGTTTGAACAACTGCTCAGTGAAATGAGCGAGAATGGAGGTGTCGTTGGTTCTCCGTCAGCCGTAGCCGCAGCAAAGGCTCTTACAAGATATGGAGCGGTTATTACTTGGAACGATAAGAATACTCGTTCTATGTTTGAGCCGGATAAAGAACATGGCGACGTTGGAACGCAAGGCGAGCCTATTCCAAAAGAGCCACAGATGGAAGGTGATCCCGCAGTTACAGGTGGATGGAGAGTTCCTAGCGATGCACAACCTACATTCCCACCTGCCGAACATCAACCCCCACCAATTCAGAAAGGTAGCAAAACACTTGAAGGGAGTGCTATGAATAGGGAACAGCTAGTAGCACTCGCAGATAAGCTCGGCATTGAAGTTACAGACGCAATGAGTGATGAAGAGCTTACTGCGAAGATTACTAGTGAAGTAGACGACGTTATTGTTCCGCTTAATGAAGCTGCTGCACAGGCGGAAAGTCGTCGAAGTCTGGCAAAGGATTATCCAGACGCTTATGACGAACTGCGAGAACTTCGTGAGGAACGACAGGAAACAAAGGCTCGCAATTTTGCCTCACGTTGGGAGCGGTTTGAGATTAAGGAAGGTGAGACTACTAAGAAGTCTACAAGTGGCTTTGCTGGTCGCGTGCTAACAAGCATTGAGGACATTCATCTTAAGCTCGCTCGTAAGGAGCTTCACGAGGATGATCTAGCTAACCTACTCAATGCAATTGCAGAGACAGGGCCAGTAGACTATAGCGAGAAGGGTTCTGCTCGCGCACCATTTGAGGATAAGCCTTCTCCTTCATCTATGACGGTTAAGGAAGTTCGACAGCAGTTCCTTGATCGCGTTGCTGAAGTAATGGAAGAGGATGGTGTAGATCGTAAGACGGCAACAAAGCTAGTTGGTCAGCGTGATCCAGAACTAGCTGAAGCATACAAGACCGGGCATCTTCGTCGGTAGTTGAAGGGAGGTTAATCTAAGCTATGACGGCAAGAACTAGGAACTACATGCAGGATAAGGGGTACGATGCTGCTGCGGCAATTACGAAGTTCCGCGCAGTTAAGTTCTCCGCTGAGGAAACCGTTACTCCTGTAACTGCCGCTGCCGATATTGTTGCTGGTGTTGCTCAGGAATCTGTATCTGCTGGTGATATTACGCATGGTAAGGGTTGCGTAATTGCGGTTGAGGGAGATACAGAATGGGAATGCTCTGAGGCTCTAGCAGTTGGCACAAGAGTTGCAATTGGTAACGATGGTACTATCAATGCTGCTGGTGCAGGTGAGAAGATTCACGGTTGGGTAGTTGAGCCAACAACTGCAACTGGTCAGCGTGCAAGAGTTCACCTTAATCTGAATCAAGATCCAGTCGCTTAACTGAAGGGAGGGTAACGAGATATGCCGATGTACGATCCGAGTGGTCTAGTCGTAGATGCGTATTTGACTGACTTCTCAACGGGATTTGAACCGGATAACCTTGTTGGCTTTGAAATTATGCCACAGGTAGAAGCTGCAAATCCCTTCGGTTCGTATAGAACGTTTGACCGTTCTAACCGCGTGATCTTCCCTGATAGGCGAGAACCAGGGACAGTAGCTAACGAGGTTCGCGGTGGTAAGTGGAGTGCTGATACGTATAAGACCGTTCAGCGATCTCTACAGGCCGCAGTTGCAGATGAAGAAGAGGCATATGCAAGAGCAATCGGTGGTGTAAATGGCACTAACTCTACCACTGGTGATCTTGACATTGATCCTGAAGAGGATGCGGCTGCTCTAGTTGTATCGTCGCTATCCCTAAAGGCAGAACTTCTTATCTCAACGCTCGTTCGCAATACTGCTAACTATCCTGCCGGTCATACCGTTACACTACTTGCGGCAGATCAGTGGGATAACTACGCAGGTGCAACAAGCAACCCGATTGATATTGTTCGCGCTGCCATTCTTAAGATTGACTCAAAGATTGGCGTTCCGCCTAACACGATGCTCATTCCGCGTCTAGGCGTTAGTTATCTAGAGAACCATCCTGATGTTGTTGCGCGGTTTACTAACTTCAACCTTACGGATGATGAAGCCTTCCGCAAGCTAACTGGCTTCGATGGTAATATCATTCTAGCTGATGTTAAGTATAACAATGCTAACAACATTGATGCAGCAGAGTCTCTTGTCGATATGTGGGGTAAGGACGTTTGGATCGGATATGTTCGGCCTGGTCTAAATCGTCGCGACCTCTCATTCGGTAAGACTTTCATGTGGCCGCCTGGTGGCCCAGGTAGTGAACTTCAGCCGACTGAACGTTGGCGTGAAGAGTCTCGTAAGAGTGATCTTGTTCGTACTACTTGGCAGTACGATCCGAAGATTACTACATCAATGGCCGGTTATCTGATCAAGGATGCATTCGGCGCTACTGCATTCTAATAGGAGAGATTGGAGGCTATTGAATAATGGCAAGACGACGTAATGCACCGAAGGAAGGCAAGATGTTTGCGTGGACGGATATCCACAACGGTGGCGAGTCTGAAGAAACTAAGACTGGTCGCAGGATTATCCATTCCCGCAACATCATCGCTCGCGGTAGTGAAGTATCGCAGAGTGATCTAGATGTTTCTGATGCAGAATGGGAACATCTTAAGGCAACAGGATCAGTTAGAGCATATCCTCTTCCTGACGGATATGAAGGTGATGAAGCAGAGGGTCAGTCTCCTGTAACTTTCGTACTTGAACAGCGTAAGCGCGAAATGGAAGCTGCTGAATCTGATGCAGAAGCCGAATCCGTTGAGGATATGATTGTTCGATCTTCTGTAGTAGGCACTCAAATCTTCGGTCAGGACCCTGAAGAAGTTTTGATGGGTGTTGAACTTGAAGAGGGTGTCGAAGAAGTAGAAGCGTAGACATAGCATATGCCAATTGTCGATGACAACGATATCAATGTCTTTCTTCCTGATGATAAGATCATGGCTGAAAATGCCAATCTTCTTGATTCAGTTAAAGAGGATGCTGACCGCATCGTTAGAGGCAACTTGGCAGGATATGTCGATGCTGTGGAAATGGCAACATGGACGACTCCCGATGATACTCCGTTAATTATCAGAGCCATTGGGGGTCGTCTATGTGCCGCTTTGATCTATCGTAGAGCATATAGTGAAGATTCATTAGAGGACCCACAGTACGCACAGTTTCTATATAACGAAGCGATGACGTTACTGAATCGGATCATTGCTGGCGATCTAACACTTGATCCTGATGTTGTTCCTGGGATTGAATTGACAACTGATCTATTCTATCCCAATGATCCGAATACCGATCCTCCGAAGTTCAGAATGTCTGACACTCCGAGGCAGTTCTAGGTAATCATGGCATCAGTAACAAGAGCCGGAGCAGCATTAGGAGCATACGGTAGACAAGCCGGTGGTGTTATTGATGTTCATTGGGTTCCTGATCCACTTGTATTCGCTGACAAAATTCTAGACGTTCGTGACGAACTTGAAGATCGTTCCGTTCCTCTATTTCTTGCCAGCGCAGCTATAGCAACAGATATTGAACAGAACTTTGAAGGTGAACACGATCCAGAAGGTACACCGTGGGCACCGTGGAGTTCTGCATTTCACACTCAGCTAGGTACTGGTAGAAGTGTAAGAAATGTCTATACTGATCCCGCCACGGATAAGTCATATGCTGAGAAGAAACGCTATGCCGAAAATCTGCCGCCGGGTCATAGTGGTAAAATCCTCAACTGGCGTGGCGATTTGAAAGCTGCTGCTACTGATCCTGCATCATTTGTTCAAACAGCAGCGCAAGGGATCAACAATGATTCACTCTATTTCGATACTGGTGGTCTACCTCCATATTGGGTATATCATCAGCAGCCCTCATCCCCTAATACGGGTAGTATTCCACAACGTAGATTCCTTGGCATGAGTGGTGAAGGTGAGCTAACTGTTCTGGAAATCTTTGAAGAGTGGTTTATGGGTGTTATCGAAATGGCTGTTTCTAAGAAGGGCAGAATCTTCTCTCGTAGGCGTGATCCATCGAGAAGAAGCGCACCGCGTCAGACTCTATAATGTATGGCACAAGACTTCTATGATATTCTGCAAGTTCTGGACTATCTGCATACAAGGATCGACAACAACAAAACAGAACTTGGTCTAAGATATATTAGCTATGGAGACGAAATCCTACTTCCTGAATATCCTGCACTTGTGCTTACCGCAGAACGTCCGATTCAGACGCGGGATCATGCAACTAGACAGTTCCATCGAACCTTTACTTGTGACCTCTGGTTGTTCCATGCAAAACTTTCTGTTGGCCGGAAAGTTCGGACAAGGGAAGATATCCAGTTAGCTCGTAAGATGGAACGTTTTCTAAATGCCGATAGAACACTTGATGGGCATATTATCTTTGGTCATGTTACGGATATGCAGCCTATCGTTATTGGTAGAATCACAGGTAGAAAAGGCGATGGGGTTATCGGAACGAGATTGATCTGGCAGGGACAGAACAGAATTATGTGGCATATCGAAGAACAATGGCAATGATGGAGGGAGGGTATGGCACTTACTGTTGAAATCAAGCATCCTGACTTTGAGGATGAAGTTGAGTTTGACCTTGCTGGCATTCTTATTCCGAATGGCGGAAGTGTAGAACTCACCGAAGATCAGGAGAGATTGCTAATCTCACGAAGGCGCAGATCAGTTAGAGAAGTTCTTGAAGGTAATCCCTTCGTTAAGGTAAAGGGATCATCCTTGCTGACAAAGAAGCAGATGGAGGAAATTCTACCTCCCGATGTTGAGATTAGTGATATGCCTGTAGAAACTGAAGAATCTATGGAGCCTGCGGACGAGGAAACTGAAGGGAGTGATGATTAATGCCAGCAGGTCTAGGCGGTGGCGGTAGCGTAGGTCTTGCCTTTGAATCAACAATGGGCACTTACGTTGCTCCATCCGTCTACGTCCCCATTCTAGATGAGGACTTTATCTATACGGAATCGAAATACTACTCGGAGCAGATTCGCCAAACGTCTATTGTCTCCGATGTAAAGTCATCGTACTATCATATCGAGGGTCCAATTACGATGGAAGTCGATCCTCGATTCCTTCCATATTTCCTCTATGCCAGTAGACATAGCATCACTAAGACTGGTGCAGGCCCGTTTGAATATAAGTTCGTTCCTAGTAGTGCAGGAAGTGCATCAACAGCAGCATCCGGTGCGGTTCCCCGAACTCTCTCAATTACGATTGTTCGTAACGAGGTTGTATTCGGATACTTCGGCTGTGTTGTAGGTAGCTTTGAGTTCACAGTTGAGGAAGGTGTCCTAAGAGTTACAATGGAAACCCTTGGTCTAGGTGAGGCTGTTCAGGCTAATCCTACAGAGACGTGGGTTGCTTCCGATCTACTTGGTGCAGACGCACATCGTATCTATCTTGCTGCTTCTGCTGCTACACCTACGTTCGGTGCCATTGACGTTAACTTCAACGGATTCACCTTTAGAGCTAACCACAATGCGGAAGCTCAGAACCGTATTCATGCACAGCGATCAGCTTCGTATATTAGCTATGGTATTACCGAGGCTGAGATTGAGTCCGAGCTTGACTTTATTGATCGTACAGACTACGACAATATGGTCAATAATACTACCAGGGCTATTAAGATGGAGTCCACGAATGGAGGCGCCAGCTTCGCAGCAGCTACTTCCGCAGTTAGACTTCAGGCCAACCGTGTCAGCTATGACGCCTATGAGCCTAACCTCGAAGGTATGGGCGATCTAATTATGGCTGACTTTACGGGGCGCATTATCGGTGTTGCAGGTGGCGACGCTTATCAGATCGAGGTTAAGTCACCTACGAACATCGCATAGCAATATAAGAAAGGTAGGTACAGGAGATGCCAAAGGCAGTTATTGATAGAGAAGAGACTTTCCGCTACGACCTCAAGACTCTTCCCGCTAGTAATGGCGACGTGGGTGGATATGTTGTTCTCCGTCGTTTGACTTACCATCAGATGATGCAGAGACGAGATATCGCCGCCAAGATTGGTTGGGAGGAACGTCGTTCTAGTGGACGTGGTAAGCAGAACGAGGACGAGACTATTAAGGCGATGATGGAGATTATGAATGTCGCCACAATGGAGTATGAATTCAAGAATAGTATCGTCGAACATAATCTTGAGGACGGAGCGGGAGTTCTCTTAAACTTCAATGACCCGAGTTCGTATGTGAATCTCCATCCCAAGGTTGGGGAAGAGATTGGAAAGTATATTGATGAGTTGAATTCGGAAGGTGATGAGAAGCAACTCGCAAATTTTCCAACTGCATCCAAGCAATCCTTTGGGGAAGAGACGACGCATACCTCTACTTCGGACGTGAGCTAGTTCTCAAATGCATAGACTGGTTGAGAATAGCTCGCTTGTGTAAAGAACTAGGTACTCTACCTAGAGACGGTGGGCTATTGGAGCAACCAGCCCACGAAATTGCGCTGCTCGATAAAGTGTTTGAAGCAATGAGTAAGCATGAACAACGATTGCAAGAACGAGAAGATAACAGACGGAAGAATCGTGAAAAGCATAAGTCTGGAACTTAGGTAGGTTACTGATATGCCAATGCGTTTAGGTGAAATGGTACTTATTATCAGGACGCAGGATTTCGCGTCCCGCAACCTAGAGCGCGTAGGTGCCAACCTCGGTAAGCTATCTAAGTTCCAGCAGCTTTCACGTCGGCAGGATATGTTGAATCTCCGGCAGGCGCGTACTCTTGCCAGACGCGATACTATGCGGCAAGAGATAAATGCGCTGCAACAGAGGGTATCACTTGAGAGTCGTCTAGGCGACCTTCAACGTGATAGAGCATTACTATCAAAACGCTTAGCTGGCATCCAAGCGGCTTCTGCTGCAACTGGACAAATACGTGGTGCTGGCGGAAGATTCATAGGGAGTGCTGCGCCTCAAATTGCTCAGCTTCAGCAAAGTCTCGCAGATTTGGGTAGTGAGGAAACTAGGCTAACAAATAAGCATAACGCTTTAATGCAGAATTTGGCGGCGACGGCTCCTGCATTAGCACGATTAACTCCTGAACAGGCATCAGCACGATTAGGACGGTTACGAACTAGTCTAAGTCATGTTGATGATGAATTACGAATAATTCAGAGTGACCTCGCACTTACAAATCGTGCGCTTGCTCAGGTTAAATGGGAACGTCTGCATCGTGTTGGTCAGGCAATGTCCAGAACTGGCCGTGTCATGCAGCTTACTGGTCTTGTTGCAACAGGGTCACTTGTGGCGATGGGCAATGCGGCAGCTAACTTTGGTCAGCAGATAACTCTAGCTGCAACGCAGACACGCGACATTGGTGCGCCTATCTCACAAGTTGCACAACGATCAGGACAGTTGCAAGATGCGATTCTTGATCAGATGGGTAGATTCCCTGCTTCGGCAGAAGATATGTCGAATGCAGCATATGAAATCTTCTCATCACTAGACCTTGCAGATCGTGGGAGAATCCAGTTCTGGAAGGGTTTGCAGATTCTTGAAAAGACTAACAGAGTTGCCGTCGCTGGTGGTATTGATCTTGGCGAAGCAATCAATGGTCTTGTCATTACGCTTAACAACTTCGATCCAACTCTTAGCAATGTAAATGAGACTCTAGATACAATGTTTGATATCGTGAGGTTCGGTAACATTCGTGTTTCCGACTTCACGCAGATGATGACTAAAGTTGCTCCTGCCGCAAAAGGTGTGGGGCACGAACTAG